ACGGCTGACCTGAAGGACCACCTCCGCGTAGATCACACCGACGAGGACGACTTCATTGAGGCGTTGCGTGAAGCAGCCATCGAGTACGTCGAGAGCTACTGCAACATCAAACTCGGCGACCGCACAGCCGTCTTCTATACCGACGCTTTCCCGAACTACCTGGAGTTGCCCGTCGGTCCGGTGCAGTCATTGTCCGGCATCACGTACAACACAGACCGCACCACCACGGTCACCCTTGACGCGACCTACTACTACTACGAGCTTGTCCGGCAGCCCGCCCGCATCAGCTTCATCAGTCCTCCACAGGTCGAAGAGTACACACACAACGGCGTGCAAATCGCCATCACCGTCGGGTACCCGGAGGCGGACATCCCTAAGGCCATCCTGCACGCCATTCGGCTCATGGTTGGACATTGGTACGAGAACCGCCGCCAAGTGGTCATGACGAAGCCCGCAGAGCTTCCTATGGGCGTTCACAGCTTGCTTAACCCGTTCCGAATCATCAGCGAGCTATGAACATCGGGCACATGGACCGGCGCATCGAGTTGCAGACGTCAACTGAGACCGTGAACACCTACGGCGAGCGGGCCGACTCTTGGGCGACGTTTGCCACGGTTTGGGCTGCCATCGTTTACAAGGGCGGCAGCGAGAAAGTGAGCGGTGATCAGGTCAGCGCCACGAACAAAGTGGAGTTCCGCATCCGTTACAGCAGCACAACCAAACGCGTGCTGGCATCTGACCGCGTGCTGTACAACAGCCAGTACTACCAAATCTTGGCCGTCGAGGAAATCGGCCGCCGCGAAGGCCTTACGCTCATCTGCGAATTGCGCGACGCATGATTACCTTGAACGACAAGCAGCTCAACCGCGAGCTCCGCAAGGCGTACAAGAAGCTCGAACGCATCGAGCAGAACATGACCAAGAGCGACAGCAAGGACATGATGAACGCGCACAAGGAAATCGGCAAGGTCTACGTGAAGGCCGCGCGTCGCAACATCAAGCCGTATCACGAGGACACCGTGGTCAAGAAAAAAGGCAAGGAGTACCCCATCGTGCGCGGTCAGCTGAAGAAGTCCATGGGTATGTGGCGGCCATCGCGCAAGCGCACGACCTACGTGGCGGGACCGCGTGCCAACGCGCCGATGAAGCAGAAGGTGCGGCAGCAGGCCGACGGATGGTTTGCGCACTTTGTGGAGGAGCGGCCTAAAAAGTTCGGCACGCCCGACCCGGACTACGTAAAAGCCAGGAAGCGCGCGCCGCAGAACCGTGGCGTATTTGAGCGCACCAAGCGCCAAGTGTACAAGGATATGAAAGTGAAGCAGGTGCGCTTGTATCGTCAAACATTGAAAAAGTCAGTCCGATGACCGTAGGCAAAGCCATTTACTACCTGCTCAACAACAGCACCGACCTTGAGGCCGTTGTGGGCACCCGCATATTCCCGGAAGTAGCTGCGCAAGACAGTGCGCTGCCGTTTGTCATGTACTCGGTCATCAGCAACGAACCAAGCGACACGCACAGCGGGCCGTCGCTGCTCGACGTTGCCCAGGTAGACGTTGTGCTGTACAACACGAGCTACACCAGCTGCGTTGACATGGGCGTTTACGTGCGCGCTGCTTTGGATCGCGTGAGCGGCACATACAACGGCGTCAACGTGCAGTCGTGCCAGTACAACTCCGAGGTCATCGACTTTGACGAGTACAAGCGCGCCTACGTCATCACGCAGAGCTACGACGTGCGCATCAGCCGCACCGAGTTTGAAATCGCCCAGGGCACACCGGTCACCGGCGCGCTGCTTGGCGATTTGTCGGACGTGACTATTACCGACCCGCTCGAAAACGACGCGCTTGTCTACGACCCGGACACAGAGAATTGGATTAACGGCATACCGACCGACATTCCGGTTATTAACACCTCCGGCAACACGCTATACGCTGGCAGCCCATTGCGTGCCGCAGGCGTGCAGGGCGACAAGGTGGAGGCGGCGCTGTGGTCACCAAACCAAGACCCGAAGTTGTTTATGGGTTTGGCTGCTGACGACATTGCAGCGAGCGAGACGGGGCACTGCCGGCAAATAGGCATTGTGCATCACTTGGATACAGATGATTTCGAGATAGGCGACATCCTTTACCCGCTTGCCAACACAATACAATTTGGCATCAAGCGCTTGGGCACTACGCCACCTGATCACCCGCTTGCCCGTGTAGCTTGTGCCATCGTCCTGCGCAAGCATAAAAACACAGGCCGCGTATTTGTTCGCACGTGGCAGCCCGCCCACGACTTCAACGACATTTCGGAGGTCAACATCGCCACCACGCCCAACGATGGGCAGGCGCTTACCTACGACAGCGCCACCGGCACATGGGTACCAGGCAATGCCACGCCGCGCCTGCTCGGTGACATCTCAGACGTTCAAACCTACGACCCGTCGCTGATCCCAGACCGCACCATCCTGCGGTGGGGCGCAGTTACGCAGACGTGGGAGCTTGTACCGCAAACGTCCGGCCTGCCAAGCGCGTACTATCTTGGCGCATACGATTCCGCGGCCGCAGCCAACCGCGTAACGGCGTCCACGGCTTCGCTCACAATCGAGCGTTACCTCACCATCCAAGGCGACGGCGAAGGCGAAAGCATCAGCGCACAGACCGACACGCCGAGCAGCGGCAACGTCATCGTGCGCAAAATTTGGTACAAGGCAAACAGCCTGGTAACGGATAAGGTGGACACGTGGACATTGATTCACACGTTTGCGGATGACACAGCTTACAGTGCAACCGAGGCTACGTTTGAGGCGCTTCTCAACGCCCAAACTTACGGCACGCCGCCATTCACCCTCGCGCAATCGTGGGAGGACGCGAGCGCGTTCGACGGCCTGCTCGACACGTACCCCGGCGCGGCGGTTGCTATTTCGCTGCGGCTGCTTGACTCGACCTACATGGGCGACGCCATCAACGTGCGGCGCGCGTCGGACAACGCTACGCAGGACATCGGCTTCGACGCAAACGGCGACCTCGACACGAGCGCGTTGGCTACGTTCTGCGCAGGAACGGACGGGTTCATCGTCCGTTGGTACGACCAAAGCGGGAACGGGAACGACGCGGTGCAGGCGACGACGAGCGCGCAGCCGAAGATTTACGACAGCGTGGCGGGGGTAGTCACGGAGAACGGTAAGCCTGCGGTTAATTTTGATGGCTCAGACGATTATTTGGTGCCATCAATATCGACAGCAGCAAGCGACTATAGTTTGCACGCGGTAACAAAAAACAGCGCTACAAATTTATTTTTATTCGATGCTTCAGGCGTCGATAGGTTGGTTTTTGACGGTCGCGGCGGTACCCGTGGCGTATATTATGACGGAAGTTGGCATGGCACAATGCATAGCGGAACATCGCAACAATTGCAAAGCATTTACGCCATATCACCAAGCAGCGGGAAGTCGTACCTGAATGGCTCGCAGATTAACACAGGGCTTTCTTATACACAGAGGCAGATTAGCGGTGTGATTGCTTTGGGATCAATTAATAGCGGTGTGCAATACAACTTAAATGGAGTTATTCAAGAATTTCTTCTTTACCCCTCCGACCAATCCGCCAACCGCACCGGCATCGAGACCAACATAAACGACTTCTATTCCATCTACTGATGCAGTACATCATCGTCCTACCGGAAGGCGCCCTAAACAGCCCGCAGCGCGCCGCAGCTATCTCACGGGAGCTGTACAACATCACGCGCCCGCTTGCCATCCAAACGCCCGAGGAAGTGAGTTTCAACGTGTTCGGCGTCATCCACCACGACGACGGGCGGGCGGCACTCGTAGTTGACCCGGCGTACATCATCCCGGTGCATCCGCAGGCGACATTGGAGCGGCTTGTGTCGCTGTTCCCGGAACTGACGGACACGGAGCGCATCAACTTGCAGGCGTACATTTTCAACAACGACGAATTCCCGTTCGGTGCCATCGTCCCCAGCACGACCACGCTGCGGGACTACGACTACATGATGGCTGATGGGTGGTTTCCAAACGACGAGCTATGACAGTCACAATCCACTACACGATGCAGACGCTTATGGGCATCTTGCAATTCCTCGGTCCTGGCACGCCGCCACCGTACAACGCCGCGCTTGACCTCAACGCTGATGGATGGATCACGTTCAAAGACCTGCTGCTATGTTTGGCCGGGTTGTAGTCGGCGTCCTCATCGGGCTGCTTGGCCTTGCGGTCATTCCGCTGGGCATTGTGTACCAACTGCTGACCTTCACGTTCAGCCTGCGGCGGTACTTCCTCGCGGTAGGTGAGGCGCTCTCGCAGCTGCTGAACGCATCGGGTGCGGAACTGCTTGAGCTCACCTTGAGCAAAGGGCCGTCGAAGTTTGGCAACCCGGACAGGACGGTGAGCGGAGTGCTTGGTGAGTTGGAGTACCAGGGGCGGCTGACGCTCGTGGGTGCGTTCGTTGTCATGGTGCTCGACTACGTAGATCCCATGCACTGCTACGACGCATGGCAGAACGAAATCTGAACTTTTCAGATTCACTAACTTGCAAGCATGAAAGTGAAGCTCGAAAAACCGTACAAGGCTGACGGATGGAACTGGCCGGCCGGCAAGACGGTCGACGTGTCCAACAAGTTCGCAGCGAAACTGAAAGCCGGCGGATACTTGGACAAGCCCAAACCCGCCGCAAAGAAAGCAACCCCCAAAACTGAAGAATAATGGCACAGTCCACAGGCATCATCAACGCGTCATCCATCCGCGTTTTTCTCGGCACTACCGACGACAGCGAGGTCGTAGTTGACCACGTCAGCGAGTGCAGCATCTCTCTGAACACCGACATCCGTGACATCACCACCAAGACCTCCGGAGGCTGGCGTGAAATCCTCCCGGCTCTCAAGTCCGCGTCTTTGTCTTTGTCGGGCTTGTTTGCGGAGGACGCTACGAATGGCTTTAACCAATTGGTTGACCACCAAATCGCAGGCGACCTGTTGTACGTCGTGTTCACCAACACCGGAGCAGGAGCAACGGGCAACGCAGGCGACGAGCAGTTCGACGTCAGCGGCTACATCACCAGCCTTGAGCAAACGGCCGGCACGGAAGACAACACCACGTTCAGCATGACCCTCGAAATCACGGGCACTGTTGTACGTGAGGTGATTGCGTAATATCTTCGCCGCATGGCATCCATTGAACTCGAAGGCAACACCTACCACCTGCGGGCGTCCATGAAGGCGCTGCGGGACTTTGAAGAGCGAACCGGCACAAGCATCGCTGCATTAGGCGAGACAGACGTTACCAAAGTGCCTGTGCTTCTTTACTTCTTTGCCAAGGCTGGCATGAAGCGGGAAGGTGAGCCGTTCAAGCTAACGGAGGACGAATGGATGGACATGATTACGACGGAAGACCTTGCGGAAATCCAACCGGTACTGACACAACTGCTGGCAGGAAAAAAAAAATGACGAGGAGGGAGAGGAGAGCAAGCCGGTAAGTTGGGACGAAATAGAGAAGAAAGGGATGGGCGTACTGCGCTTGTCCCTTTCTGCGTTGTATGACCTCACGTTGCAGGAGTTCGGCAACGCCATCGAAGGCTTTTACGACCTTGAGGAGCAGCGGCAGCGCACCGAATGGGAGCGCACCAGGTGGGCGGTCATGATCGGCCTGCAACCTCACGTGAAGAAGGGCAGCGTGAAGAAGCCGCAGGACGTTGCACGGTTCCCGTGGGAGGAGGAGCGCAAGCCCACCACTGACGGATTCAGTATCTTGCGGCAAATGGCGGGCAAATGAAATTAGCGGACCTCGTAGTTGGCATAGGCGCAAACACCAAGCAGCTTGAGAAGGGCCTGGGCAAGGCCATGCGCGAAATGAAGTATTTCGGGCGGAACACCAAGCAGCTCGGCAAGACCTTGTCGATGTCTGTGACCGCTCCGCTTGCCATCATGGGTGCCACGTCCGTCCGGGCGTTCCAAGTGCAAGCCAAGGCCATCGCGCAAGTGGAGGCAGGTCTCAAGTCCACGGGCAACGCAGTCGGCTTTACGTCGAAGCAGTTGCGGAAGATGGCGAGCGACCTGCAAAACAACACGCTGTTCGGCGACGAGCAAATCCTGAAGGATGCCACCTCGCAACTGCTGACGTTCACCAACATTAGCGGCGACCAATTTGCCAGGACACAGAAGGCCGCACTCGACCTTGCCACGCGTTTGGACGGTGACCTCAAGGGCGCGTCCATTCAGTTGGGCAAGGCGCTCAACGACCCGGTGGCCAACCTGTCGGCTTTGTCGCGGTCAGGTATTCAGTTCAGCGACGAGCAGAAGGAGGTGATCAAGTCAATGGCCGAAACAGGCCGCCTCGCGGAAGCCCAAACGCTCATCCTCGACGAGCTCAACAAGCAGTACGGAGGCAGCGCGGAAGCAGCGGCCAAGGCCGACGGCGGGTTTACACAGCTTGCCAACGCATTCGGCGACCTCCAAGAGGAAATCGGCCGGGTGCTTGTGCCACTTCTGACTCCGCTCGTGGAGAAGCTACGGGAGATGGTGGAGACCTTCCAAGGTGCAAGCGATGGCACGAAGAAGTTTGTGGTGGTGGTTGGACTCATTGCCGGGGCAGTCGGTCCGCTCCTGGTCATGATTCCCACGCTCGTGGGTGCCATCAAAGCAGCACGCACGGCTATGCTTGGGCTGAATATGGCTGTGCTCGCCAACCCGTTCGTGCTTGCTGCTGCTGCCATCGCAGCCATCGGCGTGGCCATGTGGGGACTGTACGACGCAAGCACCGACGCGGAGAGGGAGGTGAAGAAGCTACGGGACGAGCTCAACGGCATGGAGGACGACGAGGCGGCGCGGCACGTGGCGCAGCGCATCCGCGAGCAGGAGGAGGCAGTGAAGAAGCAGCGCGAGGCGGTGCAGGCATTGCGGAAGGCTGCGAACATGGGCGACGCCACCGACCGGCGCATCCACTCGCAGACACTTGCACGCCAGGAGGAAGTGCTCGCCAACGAGGAGAAGATGCTCGACGGGTTCAAGCGCGAGGCGTTTATCCTGGAAGGTCAGCAGCAGTACGCGGATCACCTTGCTGCACAAACAGCAGCCAAGGCCGAAGCCGAAACTGACGCAGCAGCAGCGGCCAAGTTGACCAAGGAGGAGATGCAGGAGCAGGTCCGGCAAATGGAAATCATAGCCGACATGCGGGCGACGATGCGCGAGGACATCCTCACCGGCGGACCTGAAACGCCAGGCGCAAAGGTTGACGCATTGCCCGACGAGCTGACCGGGCTTGAGTTTATTCCGGACATGATGGACGAGTTTGAGGAGGATTTCGCGGTTGACGAAGTGGCGTTTAAGAAGTGGCAGAAGTGGAACAACATCATGCAAGGCTTTAAGAGCGTGAGCGCGTCTGTATTTGATTCCATGGCCATGAACGCGGCATCGTTTGGCAACGAAATGGGACAAGCGTTCGGAGCCATGGCACGCGGAGCGGAGGACGGCAAGGACCGCATGAAGGAGGCCACGCGCGGCATCATCAACCAAGCGCTCGCAGCAGCACAGGCCACCATCATCGAGGCCATGATTAGCAGCGGCAAGTTTAGCGGA